TTTTGCGAGAAGTCGGCCCGCACCCCCACTAAGCATCCTCACTCCTTCCATAGCGGCGAGGAACGACTCCGGGATATTCGCTGATGCTTCCAGTACGCCTTCTTCTTTTATCTTACCGGGGATCTTGGTGAAGCCTCCCGCAAGATGTTTTACCGCACCTGTCGCCACCTCCCACCAATCGACATCGCCTTCGTTCTTCTGCTTGAGCCACTCGTCGTAAGTCATCACCCCACGCTCATCGTGAGTCATCCTGCCGGAATCTTTTTCGTACTTCGGACGGTAAAGTCGTTTGCCCGCGTCATCGTAAACCGGAAGAGATACTTCTTTGCCGTCACGATCAAATTCGGTGACTACTTGCTCGAACGATTGCTTGCCAGTTTGTTCGGTATCGAAATACCCCGGGTCATCTGCCGTAAGCGGTTTTTGTGTCTCGGGGAAATCCTCCTCCGCCAGAGTAAACGTCTGCCGTCCGTCCGCCTGAGTGGTCGATGGGAGTGGGGCGGGTGGGGTAAACTGATCTTTAACGATCTGGAACGTTTTAGGCATTACAACTTTTTCAACGCAGCTTCCGCTTTAGCGATTGCCGTTCGCAGTTTTTTCTCATCAGCGGTTTGACTGATTCTGCCGCGCTTTGCAGCGACCAACTCGGCAAGTCGAGTTTCATACAACTCGATCCGCGCTTCCCACTTCCTACGGTTGGGGGAAACTTTCTTGGCCTCAGCTTCGTCAAGCGGGGGGAAGTCTTCCAGGTGTTTGCCACTCCACACGTTGAAGTCTTCAATCGGTTTGTCGGGTCTCGGCGCAGGCGCAGCAACTGGTTCTGATGTTGGCGCAGGAGGTGTCTCTTCGGTCGGAGAATTTCCTCGCACATTAATTTTGATTATGTTCTCCGTTCCAGCTTCCCGAACGCTTATCGTTTTTGCGCCACCCGCTGCCGCCTCAATGCGGGCAGCATCAGCGTCCGATATGGACACCGTGTTGCCGTCCCGCGTAAAACTCTCAACCTCGATTGCCGCCGGTTCTTCGTCTTCGGTTCCGAGGAGTTTGTTTGCTGTGTTCCGCAAATCAACCAAGCCGGGAAGAAAGCCAGAGACGTTAATTTTACTTTCAGCCATGCCTCTCAACTTGTCCTCGTAAGAATTAGAAACCATTTTAATTGCCGCCGATGTCAAAAGCTCGTTGATCTCTTCGGGCGAAGTTAGTGTGCCAAGCGTTTTGGAATACAACGCCACATCTTGGTCGGTCAAAACGCCAACTTCTCCAAACACACCTCTCGCTAAACCGGGAATAATTTTTGTAATTTGCGATTGAAGTAATCGCGCTTTAACATCCCACGGATTTGCTCCCCGGAAAATTCCAACAATTGGCCCGGTGTCACCCACCACTTTCAACTGTTCTTTAAGTTCCCCCAACCGGGCGAGTGTAAACTTATATTTACCTAATGTTTGACGCTCGGTTCCGTCAGGTGCTTTCGAGTGAACATTTGATGCGCCGATAACAGTGTCAGTGTCGTTGCTTTTAACCGCACTAGCCCACCGTTTCTGGCGAGCAACAATGACCTGTGCTTGCAACTCTTTAGGCATCCCCGCAGTTGGCGCACCGGATATAACCATACTTTCAAATGCGCTTCCTCCGTACATCGCCTCTTGCAATCTTTTCTTTTTCGTAACGTCTTTTTTAAGCGCGTCTTCTTCGATGAAGTTATTCATCGAAGGCATGTCTAGCTGCGTTTCTCCGTCTGGCGTAAGAATAAAGTTGTTGTCTTTGTCTCTCTTGTAAAGCGGGTTGTCTTCGCCGCTGACTGTTTTATAATTTTCAATCGTGAGCAAACGATTACGCTTCTGCGCTTCATAGACCGGGAAGCCTTCTTTAATCTCGAACTCTTTCGAGAACGATTCGTATCGCTTCCAAGTAGCCGGGTCTCGACTAATGTTTGGCTCAACGGATGTTTTTAGATCTGAATACATTTCCCGACCTTCGGGGGTAGAAAAATTGATTTCACCCGACGAGGATGCGGCAGCAAGATATTCCGTGAACTTGTCGTATGTGCTTTCCGATGCCAACTCGTTGTCCAGTGACTTCTTCCGCTGCGCTTGCTCGAACTGAAACTGCGTTTTAAGCATGTCCAGACGCTTGCCCGCCATCGCGTTATTGACGGCACTATTCCAGATCGCCTGGCCCGACCTAACTCCACTTGCAAATGCTGATCCTGCGCTCATATCTTACTCCTCATCCATCCCCGGATGATGTTTTTCAGTTTAGGTTTGTCGCTAATAAATTTAGCCACTTGTACGCTGAACTTGTTGTATAATTTACGGAACCACGCCGGTGCTTTTAATTCTTTCCAGTCGTAGAACATTAACCACTCCGGGTTGTCCGCCCCAAACACCTCTCGGGCAACGTGGCATCCAAGTAACTTATCTGATATTTTACCGGTCGCCACTCCGGTTGCCATCCCCAACAACTGCGCCCCAATCGGTTGCTGCTGTGCTGCATAATTCATCTTCTGGTTGTAAGTGTTCATGGCGAACTGCTGGCCTTGCGCCCCAGCGTTGGCGTTAACTCCAATCCCCGATTGAATGCCCATCGGGTTGAACGGACTCGCGCCTTGCTGCGCCCCGCTAATCTGACCAAACTGGGCGACTGGCGTTGACCCGCTCAAGAAACTGGCGGCGTTCGCCAATCGTTGTTGGCGCATCCTAAACCCAGCATCACCGAGCGACATCGCCTCGGCGGCTGCCGGTGCGCTCCCGTAGATGTTCCCCCGGGCGGACTGCGCGGCTCGCTCCTGCTGGGTGACTTGACGCGCCATGTCAGGCGACAACTCGGTTCCTCGGGCGAGGTCTGCTTTCGCTGATTCGCCCAGCATCTCGCGAACCTCGTACCCAGTCGGGTCGGCGGCTTTAAGTTCCTCAAGCCGTTGCTTGACGAAGTCTTTGCCGTACTTCTGTTGAACCTCGAGCATCGTCTTGGCCATGAAGTCGGCGGCTTCACCACTAAACTCCATGTCTTCTCGGGTAGAGTCCGCGTCCGAGTAGCCTTTAAAGTCGTAAGAGACATCCTTGTACACCGGAAGATTGGTTTGTGGGTCAATTCGCTTGTTCCCGTCCGCATCGAAGATCGGCACTTTGATGTCAACCGTCTTACCGTGCTTCGCTGCGCTCGCAATTAGCTTGCGAACACCAAGCGTCTCCAAGTCTGCCCACACTCCCGCCTCATTCGCCCCGGCAATGCTCGGAGCGTCTGGCATGTCCGTTGAATACAATCCCATAACTAAAATTCCTCCTTCAGGAATAACTCCCGGATTTTTAAACTAATGTTTCGCATGTGTTCGTTCCCCCCAGTGATGTACGCCACCAACAGCACCAACTCGGTCAATTGGTCGCGTATCACCAAAGCATAATTTTTTCTCGTAGCGTCTTTGTCTATCCAGTCGTTTGAGTCGATCCACGCATTTAGACTGGTCACATGTAACGGCAATAACGCCGACTTGTTTGCGTGAAAAAACGCATTGCTCGGCAGATCGACCAATAACAACTGCGCCAGGTTGTAACTGTTATCGCGCACCCACTTCTGCGGTTCATCGACCAAATCGTCAATTAACCGTGCCGACCGGGCGATTATCGCAAGATACCCCCAAGCTTCCGCGTTTCCGTTAGCACATAATCTCATTGCTTCATGTACTTTTTCTTCATAGGTCACGCCTCCACCCCCACGGTGTTAAGAAACCCGCCCGCATGAATGGATCGCAATGCGAGGTACTTGCTGTCGCTACCCGCCTGGGCGGATTGCTGGAAATTGAATTGTAACTCCCGGAACTCCGGGTACTGGGTCATCGAGTAGTTAAACCTCCTCAAAAGCGGAGATCCGAGTGTCGATGGAAGTGTGAAGTCTAACCTCAAGCTGCCGGTTCCGGTCACCAGTTCGTTCGCCAAGTTTGTGGTCTCGCTGCCGTCCAGAATTACGCCGATGTCGAGTGTGGCGTTCGACCGGTCAAACTCGAACTCGGCAAACTCAACGTCCTTCGATGTCATCTGTTCGCTAAACGTAAACGCCCGGGTGGTCGCTTCCCACCCGGTGTCGATGAATGTGGCGACTGGTTTATCCTGGAAGTCGGTGTCAACTAGGTTGATGTCCTCAACGTAATCTTTGAACTGAAGCGGGTTGCCGACTTTATCGAGGCTAATCAAGAACGGTTTGCCGCCAGTGAACTGAGTCACCGCATAGTCAACCGGGTTGATCGTGCTGGTCGGCAGGCCGGTAATAGCGTCAACCGTGACCGTGCCGCGCCAGACACCCATCCAGGCGTTTGTGTTGGTGTTATAAACGAGAGTCGTATCGTTGACCAAACTCGATCCTGTCGGCACCGATAATATGTAACGCGAGTTCCAGAATGTCG